TATTCAGCTTGCTCCACTTGGGGGATCTTCCATCACCCAAACGCTCATGGGGATATGAGGACCAACATTATCCTTTTGGACGCTTTTAAAGACCGGATGGAGTTTCCGGAGCTTAAACAAAAGGCTTTGGATATGTGGAAAGAATGGGATCCTGACACTTTGATTGTGGAGAAACGGGCCAGTGGTGCGCCGTTAATTTACGAATTACGCAGAATGGGAATCCCAATGTCAGAGTATACGCCGGGCAAAGGAAACGATAAGATAGCGCGTGTAAACTCAATTGCGGATTTATTTGCCTCTGGCGTGGTCTGGTGTCCAGAGCGGCGCTGGGCGGAAGAAGTGATGGATGAGTTAGCTTCTTTCCCAAATGGCGACCACGATGACTTGGTGGACTCAAGCAGCCAAGCATTAATGAGGTTTAGGCAAGGCGGGTTTATTCAGATTGCTTCTGACGAACAAGATGAAGTCAGAAACTACCGACGCAGAAATGCATATTACTAGGAACGAATATGAGCATAGATAAATCAATCAGCCAGTCTCCCCTTGGTTTGGGAGCTTTAGCAGAACAGCCCGAAGGGGATGGGGTTGAAATTGAAATTGAAAATCCCGATGCAGTAAATATTAACTTGGGCGGAATGGAAATCTCCATCATCCCCCACGGCGAAGGTGAGTTTGACCAAAACCTTGCCGAAGATATGGAAGAAGGCGAACTGCAAAATATCGCCAGCGATTTGATTGAAATGGTGGAAGCCGATATCCAATCCCGCAAAGACTGGGTTGAGATGTATGTCAAAGGCTTGGAAGTCTTGGGGATGAATTACGAAGAACGCACGGAGCCGTGGACTGGCGCTTGTGGTGTGTTCTCTACCATCCTGACTGAAGCTGCTATTCGTTTCCAATCTGAAACCATTACTGAGAGCTTCCCCGCCCAAGGCCCAGTGAAGACACAAATCATTGGTGACGATACCCCTGAAACCCAAGAAGCCGCTGAACGTGTGCGCACGGACATGAACTACCAACTGGTAGAAGTAATGACCGAGTACCGCCCGGAACATGAGCGGATGCTTTACAACCTTGGCTTGGCAGGATCAGCTTTTAAGAAAATCTACTTTGATCCTAGTTTAAACAGGCAGACTGCCATGTTTATCCCGGCAGAAGAAATCATCATTCCTTATGGCGCGTCGAGTGTTCATTCGGCAGAGCGTGTTACGCACATCATGCGTAAAACAAAGAATGATATTCGTAAACTTCAGGCTACAGGTTTTTACCGCGACATTGATCTTGGAGAGCCGGACAATATCCACACTGATGTGGAGAAAAAGAAAGCCGACGGACAGGGATATACCCTGACTGACGATGACCGCTACCAGATCTACGAAATCCACGTTGACTATGATCTGCCCGGGTTTGAAGATAAGGACGGAATTGCTCTTCCTTATATTGTCACCATTGACAAAAGCTCCAACGAAGTTTTGGCTATCCGCCGCAACTGGGATGAAAAGGCTAAAGTTAAAGCCAAACAAAATCACTTTGTTCAATATAACTATGTCCCCGGCTTTGGTGCTTATGGCCTTGGATTAATCCATTTAATTGGTGGATATGCCCGCGCTGGTACATCCATTATTCGCCAACTGGTAGATGCTGGAACATTGAGCAATCTTCCCGGCGGCATGAAGACAAAAGGTCTGCGTGTTAAGGGCGACGATACTCCAATCGGCCCGGGCGAATTCCGTGACGTAGATATTCCTTCTGGTACTTTGCGCGACAACATCATGCCGCTTCCATATAAGGAACCAAGTCAGGTTTTGTTGGCCCTGTTAAATCAGATTACCGAAGAAGGCCGTCGCCTTGGATCTATTGCAGATATTAATACCAGCGACATGGGAGCCAATGCTCCGGTAGGAACAACACTGGCTTTGTTGGAGCGCCAACTTAAAACAATGAGTGCGGTGCAGGCCCGTGTGCATTACTCCATGAAGCAGGAGTTTAAACTGCTCAAGGAGATTATTCGCGAATACACACCCAAGAGCTACCCTTATACCCCAGAAGGCGGCGACCGCAAAGCCAAGCAAGCCGACTATGACTTGGTTGAAATCATTCCTGTATCCGATCCCAACAGCACCACGATGGCGCAACGGATCATGCAATATCAGGCAGTGATTCAGTTATCCCAAGGCGCACCGCAGATTTATAACCTGCCACAACTGCACCGTCAGATGATTGAAGTGCTTGGTATTAAAAATGCGGACAAGCTTGTCCCAATTGACGATGACATGAAACCCCGTGATCCAATCTCGGAGAACATGGCATTCCTTAATGGGAAACCGACTAAGGCATTCATGTACCAAGACCATGAAGCGCATATCCAAGCGCATACGTCGTTCATGACTGACCCGCTTATTGCGCAAACTATTGGACAAAACCCACAAGCATCCCAAATTGGCGCTGCAATAAATTCACATATTGCAGAACATCTGGGTTATTTGTATAGGCAAAAAATCCAAGACCGTTTGGGCGCTCCGCTCCCATTACCAGACGCAGATATTCCTCCAGAGATCGAAGTTCAACTGTCGCAAGTCGTGGCACAAGCTGCACAACAGCTTAAAGCCATGAATACCGCCCAACAAGCGCAGCAACAAGCGGCACAACAAGCCCAAGATCCAATCATCCAAATGCAGATGCAGGAATTGCAGCTCAAAGGACAGGAAGTACAGATCAAAGGCAAGAAAGTGGACGCAGATATTGCTCTTAACCAGCAAAAACTGGCAATTGAAGCGCAGAAAAACGCTCCACAACAGCAAATGCAGCTTCCGCAGCCTGATCCACGGATGATTGCTGCACAGCAGCAAGCTCAATTGGCCCAACAAGCTCACCAACAACAACTGGAAGTGCAAGCTGCACAGGCTCAAGCCCAGCAACAAGCATTAAGTCAGGCAGCAGCCCGCCAAGAAGAGGCTCACCGCCAGCAATTACTGCACAAGCAGCAAGCGCACCAGCAAAAATTGATTTTGGATGCCCAAAAAGCTGCTTTAAACAAGAAAAAGGACTGATAAATGGAAAATGACGCAATGAGTTTGCTTCTAAAGCACATGGAAGATGACAAAAAGAGCTTGATTTCCGCTTTGTCTGACGGTGTTGCCAAGGATTATGCTGAATATAAGCATCTTTGCGGGCAAATTATGGGCATATCCAAGGCCCAGCTTCGTGTTAGCGAGATGAATGCTCGCCTCCAAAACGACGAAGACGATTAAATTGGATGGGCTTTTTCTGGGGTTGCCCGCCAACAAGCAAAACCCCATGCTTTAAAAAGGAAAATTATGTCAGAACTACTGATAGGGCATTCACTTGAGCAACTTGGGGACGTTTCTGTTCTCCCCGAAACTGCTGAAGAAAAGGCCCGACAAGTGCCGGATCCGTCCACTTACCATATTCTTTGTATGCTGCCCAAAGCAGAAGAGAATATTGAGGGCAGCTCCTTAATCAAGACAGCCACAATGATGCATCACGAGGAGCTTTTGTCCCCTGTGTTGTTTGTCGCAAAGCTTGGCCCGGATGCGTTTAAAGACGAAAAGCGTTTCCCCAGCGGCCCAAGTTGCAAAGTTGGCGACTTTATCCTCACCCGTCCTAATACCGGAACCCGGATGAAAATCCACGGAACTGAATGGCGGCTTATTAATGATGACTCGGTGGAAGCGGTGGTACAAGACCCCCGTGGAATCCAACGTCCATAAGGAGGATATATGGCTGAAATTGAAAAGACCGAATTTGAATTTCCGGATGAGGTTGAAAAGAATCCCCGCGCAGGCGGACGGGTTGTTGAACCTGAGCCGGAAGTTGAAATTGTGGACGATACCCCTGAACAGGATCGTAACCGCACCCCCCTAAATGAGCCGCCTGAGCCGGTAACAGAAGATGAGTTGGCTAAATATACCGACCAAAAGCTGAAAACCCGACTGGCCCATATTAATAAGGGATACCACGAAGAACGCCGCGCCAAGGAATTGGCCCAGCGGGAACGGGAAGAAGCTGTCCGATTAGCCCAATCTATTATTGAGGAAAACCGGCAGCTACAAGGATCCCTTGCCAGTAACCAGACGGTTATGCTGGATCAGGCCAAGATGGTTATTGGTAAAGAGATTGACGATGCCAAGCGGGAATATAAGCAGGCATATGAATCCGGAGATTCCGACGCAGTATTGGCTGCTCAGGAAAAACTAACCGAAGCCACTATCCGGGCAGACAAAGTACGCAACTTTAAACCGCCCCCTTTACAGGAGCGACAAAATGTAGTACAAACGCCTCAACAGATTCCACAGGCTCCTCCAGTGGATTCCAAAACACGCGACTGGCATGAGCAAAATTCGTGGTTTGGAACTGATCGCAAGATGACCGCTTATGCTCTGAGCGTCCATGAAGATCTAGTGGAATCTGGAATAACTCCATCAAGCGATAGATATTATCAAACGATTGATGCAGATATTCGTAAGAGGTTTCCTGAAGCATTTGAAGGCGATGAAGCTAATACATCTCAACGCCGATCTAATGTGTCCCCTGCGACCCGTAGCACTGCGCCCCGAAAAGTCGTGCTT